TCATAAGACTGGCAAGGGTAGTAAGCTGGTGTATCAAGCGATCAAGAAATATGGCATCGAACACGTTACATTCGAAATCCTAGCAGAAGATAGTGTAGCAAGTGAAGACATGTATATACAACTGCACAACACCATGCAGCCCAATGGTTATAACTTGACTCCTGGCGGCGGCCTTCCGCCTAACCATAAGGGTAAGACATACGAACAAATATATGGCAAAGATGCTGCCGAATTGCAAAAACAAAAAAGATTACATACTAAAATTGCAAATAATCGATTAGGCGGAGTCCGTAAGCATAGCGATGATATTAAAAAACAAATACGTGAAAGTGTTATCATTGCACATGCCAACAGAGATTGCTCGCACAGTGAAGATACAAAAAATAAAATAAGCCAAGCAAATAAAGGAAGATTAGCAGGCGCCAATAACCCTAAAGCTAAGAACTGGATACTAATTGATCCGTCTGGTAAAAACCACTATGCTCGTGGAAATCTTCGTAATACGTGCAAAGAACTTGGGCTCAGTTATGCTACTATGCATAAAGCCTACGCAGAAAATAGAATTCCTAACAGAGGCTCAGCGGCTGGTTGGCAAATAAAACATGATAATTGATGCAGTATTGCCAGCTCTTGACGACCTCAAATTGCAAACAGCAATGAGCACATTGGGATGCAATAATGTGGCGTTTATACCAATTATACAAAAGCCGCATACTCGGGTAGATCGTTGTCACGCCAATGTTGAATTGTATGTTACAATGTATGGTGGCAAAAAGTTAACCGGGTATTATGTAGCAGTAAGTGCAAGCGAAGACAAGTGGATAGCAGTCAAGCACAGTGTATGGAATAACGACGGCATAGTCGACATTACGCCTGTTGATGATAACCGTACTCATAATGTGTTTATTTGGGGAAATGATCATTTGTTTACGGATGTTTATAGCAACTGCAATCAGATAAATTATAATGAGAAGGTTACATATGAAGATACCTTTGCTGGATTTAAACTTTAAGGAAAAAAATGTTAATTGATGTTAAACGTGATGGTGATGTAGTAACTCTAAAGATGAGTTCCGGTGAAGAGCTGATTGGTACTTACAAAGATGATGATAACTCAACATACACCATTGATCGTCCAGTGACACTAAGCGTAGGACCAAAAGGTGGCCCAGCACTTACACCATACTTGATGACTGTTAATCCAGGCAACACACGCAACCTAAAGATCAACAAGGCCCTGGTAGTGTGCATGGCAAACACTGACAAAGAACTTGCTGACCAATACAGCAGTGCCATGAGTGGTATTCAAGTTGCCCCAGCTGGATTAAAGTTCTAATGCCAGCAGTTCATCGGCAGGGCGATGCTAACGATGGTGGTGGCATCATTGAAAGTGTTGCCCAAGGTACAGTTTACATTAACGAGCAACTAGCAAGTGTTGATGGAAGTGGTGTGGCGGGCCACGACCTGCATCTGCCTACTGCTACAGCAAACGGTAGCCCCACAGTGTTTGTTGGAGGCATTCCTGTAAATCGAGCAGGTGATGCCGACGAGTGTGGGCATAGTAGGGCAGACGGTAGCCCAGATGTACATGTAGGTTAAAATGAAATCTCCCATAAATAGCTGGGAGATTTCATTATGTGCAACCCAAAAGCGCCTGGCGCAGGCAAAAGATTAACAACAGCAAGCGGGGTAATATATTACCCTAACACCCCCGAAGGTGATATCGCAATGCGAGCCGACATGGCCGCAACAATGGGCGCAGCCGCCGGCGAAGATAGTCAACCGGCAACACGCAGTATTGAACCAGACAATAACGTGCCTAAAGATTGTGCAGAATATACTGACGCAATGTGGGACACTAAATGTAGCAAATATTTTAGATATTCTAACATGACACGCCAGCCAGTTAACGGCAGCGTAGATAAAAAAATTGGAGCATGTAATTGGAAAGCTCTGTGTGAAAATGTATTAGACCCAATTAAAGAACAATTCCCGGGTATGACTATTAGCTCAGGGTTCCGCCCAACTTCATTCAATGGATCAACAAGCGATCATACGAAGGGCAAAGGGGCCGACATACAGTTGCAAGGTGATGCAGTTGAAGGTGCAAAGAAAATGTTTAAATGGATTGGTGCATCAGGCTTACCATTTAGTCAGCTGATCTTTGAAGGACGTTGGGTACATGTAGCGTATAATGGAGCTACATCGCCTAGTATTGCAGTATTGGTAACACGTAACGGCGCCGCCCCTTATCAAAACGGTGGCGGACGGGCTGGCACGGCATTACCACCTGACCTACGCTGGGCATAAGTAACACACTATGGCAAATATCCCAGTTATCCCCGGCGTTAGTGTTGCAACCAAAGGCATTCTAAACAAGCCAATCAAAGACATCATTTGTGCTATCTTATTTGGTGGCATCAACAACATGCTCAAGGGCCCGCTACTATGCGTAAACTTTGACCTTGACAAGATGGCCGAAGAAGCAGGCCTTGCCGGTTTAAATGATCTCAAGGACGAGCTAAAGAACGTAAAGGATCAACTAAAAGCAGCAGAAGAATTAGCAGGTATTCCTGAAACACTTGCTCGAGTAAACGGGGCTATTGCAGAAGTACAAAGTTTATTGGCACTAGATGGCTTATGTAAGATTCCCCTAAAGGCTCCTCTAATTCCAGATGTTGTAAGCCAAGTCATTGACGCAGAGTACAGAGAAATGAATGCCATCCTAAACGATCTTGGTCGTTTGGCAAAGCCAAGTATATGCTTAATGGGCGATGGTGGATTTGGTGCAGGCAATGGCTACAATCCAGATAGCATCTTGGGCAGTCTAAGTAAGCATATAGGCAACTTAGGAGACATACCAGGTAACCAGCTTGACGCACTGGTAAAAAGACTAAAAGGTGTACGTAAAGCAATTGAAAAATCTATCAATCGACAACTATTTCCAGACTTTAGAACTAAACATAATTTAATAACCGGAGCGCCAGTGAAGCCATCTGATGCCCAAGTGATTACAGTCAACGATTTTAAAGCAGCCTCAGCTACGGCACAAGTATTAGTAGCCAGTGTAAAGCAAACTGGTAGCTATCCTATCAAAGCAGATGGTATCACAAATGCCAACCCGTGGCTACCTATGTTAGGCCCCGAAGTATATAGTTTAGTAGTGGATGCATTAACACCACAGGATCCATTCTTTTCGCAGGAAGAACCAATATACGACTATTGCGGTAAGTTAGTAGGATATACATCTAATGTTGTTTCGGGCAATGCCAACGACGCAGGTGGTAATCCACTTGTTGGAGCAGAAGTTGACCCACCTAAGACAACATTTGACTTTGCCTGGATCGGCGATCGTAATTGTTGGGCAGTAAATGGCGATGTAAGCGAACAAGTAGTCAATGGTCGTAAAGACACTTACTTGAATGCAAACCCAACAATAGAATTACATAGAGGCTATGCTCATACACTTAGCATTCCTTCAATTGACATCAGCGGCAACGGCGTAGCAGCAGAGTTTTTTGTATGCTATGTAGATGAAAATTTACAACCACGTAAAGACAGCTATGGTAATGTGCAACCTTTCAACCTTGGCCTTGCACGGTTAGAAACATACGAGCTGCTAGAAGATGCAAATGGATCGTTCAACGACTCTTATGCACTAGAGCGCAAAGGAACTTACCCAACTGGTACCACACTGTACTTTGCAGCAGAGCAACGAGTGTACTCAGGCGAAGCAGCACCAGAGCTTCCAGATAAAGACACCTGGTGGTATAATCTTGTAACTTGTGATACAAAACGTTGGGAACCAAATGCTGAATTAGCCGACGGTACTGGCGTATGGGTTGACGTATCAAATGAAGACCGTGCAGCCAACTGGGTAGGCTCATCAAATGTGTATAACGCACCCAATGCCAACTACCTGGCTTATAGCAACAAAGATGGTTCAGTTTTTGGCCTGTTCAAATTTGTATAAGAAAACTCACTTAAAAAATTCTAAATAAATAACAATATGCAAGTAATTCTTCTAAATGGCATTTGGCGAGGCAATCCGCTACCTATGCGCTCGATTGGTTCGTACAAAGTTGCCCATACATTACGTAAAGCTGGCATATCAGTGAAAGTAGTTGATTTCATTGACATGCTTACCGGCGATGAGCTAATAACTCTATTGCAGCAACTTATCACGGATGACACAGTCTGGATTGGATTTAGTAGTACGTTCATGGCAGAGACCACCGAAATTCCAGTTACACGTCCCGACGGCACCACAGCTATTTTAAGAAGACAACGACGAGCCGGAATCAATGCTGAAATTGATAAAGCCTTTGGAATTCTTAAAGAAACATATCCAACAATTAAACGTGTAATTGGCGGAGTGATGGTTGACAGTTTGTCAGCAACTGACTTGAAAAACTTTGATTATGGATTTGCAGGGTATGCCGAAGGCCATGCTGTAAATTTACATAATTTTATCACTGACAATTTGCCACAGCCAACTATGAAAGAATATGTTCCGGGCTTCTTTCTATTAGATTGGCCTGGCCTTAATGCTCCATATGAC